GATGGTAGCAAAGTATTAGTTAAATATGAATTACCTATAGCAGATGGCACATTAGATGCAGTAAAAGGTACAAGTGGTATTACTGCATTATCACATAGCGAAGCTATAGCTGAAATGCAAAAGGATGAATGGTCTAGTGAAGGCTAATGAAAAAAAGCTTTTACTTTGGTGGTTTATTATGATGGCTATGGTAATAGCAATAGTCACATCAATCACAGGTTGTGATGGTGGTTGGTCCGTAGCAGGTTACGATTTATGAGCAATGAGAAAGATTACGTTCCACAGACGGCACGAAGTTACAAGGCGGGATTGGTGGATGATAATCTTTCTTTCCATATCAATATCAAGTGGCTTATACAACTTTGTGTGGCCGTTTCTGCAATTATTTATGGATACATGGAGATTACGAACCGCATTGCAGATCTTGAGCGTAGAATGGAACTCGCAGATCAGAACATTGGAGATCTTGTTGAAAAGCATATAAAACAGGAAGAAGTAAAGATAGCACAAATGCAAGAGCAAATTGAGTGGTATCAAAAGGAATTAAATCTATCACTAAATCCTTTATCTTGGGGTAAGAAAAGAAAAAACAAATAATGGCTCGTAAGAGAAGAAAGTCAACAGTTAATAAATCAGGTAATTATACAAAACCTGCACTTAGAAAAAGATTATTTTACAGAATTAAAGCAGGTAGCAAGGGGGGTCCGAGGGGAAAATGGTCTGGAAGAAAGGCTCAAATGCTTGCTAGAGCTTACAAAAAAGCAGGTGGGGGTTATCGTAAATAATGGCATTACGGAAGTCACAGAAAAGTTTAAAGAAGTGGACAAAGCAAAAGTGGGGTTACCTAAGCCCTAAAGATGCAAAAAAGCCACGAAGAAAAAGAGGAAGGTATCTTCCTGCAAGCGTGAGAAGGTCAATGACTGCATCACAAAAAGCATACGAAAATAGAAAGAAAAGATCTGCAAACAGAAGAGGTAAGAAAAGTGCAAAATACTCAAAAAGAACAAGAAGAAGAGTCAGGAGAGCATAGTGGATTTCATGGCAATTTATTCGGAGACTGGCATGATAGGCATCGTAGGTGCTTTGCTAGTGTATATGGTATTCTCTATGAACAAAAGAGGGTCGGAGCAGGCAGAAGCTTTGCAAGACCTAAAAACAGAAAACAGAGGTCAGTCTGAAACCTTAGAGAACATGGAAGGAATGATTATAAAATTAATCGCAAGATGGAATTCCTCAGATGACAAATTAGACCGAAAATTTGATTCTTTAACTAAAGAAATAAATGATCTAGATAATCAGGTATCCGAAATAAAAGGTTCTCTATCTAGGGTAAATGGAAAGCATTAAATGGATTCAGTAAAGACAGTTGGAGTCAACTTTTTTAGTTTAGGTGTATGGTGGGTAGACATTATTCCATTTGCCTTACAAACAATAATAGGGTGTTTAACAATCTATTATTTACTATTAAAAATAAAACACATTAAGAAAGGTTAACTATGTTTGCAAAAATGATGGCAGAATGGCTATTAGATGATGAAGTAAAAGGCGATTTAATTAGTCAGCTAAATAAAGAAATTGATATTCCTTTTATCAATGAAAAAACAGAGGAAAAACTTTTAAACGCACTCTGGAAAATTATCTGTGCAGTTATCGGTAAAAAGCTAGGAGCGTAATGCCGAGAAAACGTGACCCAAGATTAAAAAGATTTGGACTAAAGGGGTATAATAAACCTAAAAGAACTCCTGGACATAGGTCTAAATCACACGTTGTATTAGCTAAGTCAGGTAGTAGGGTCAAGCTAATAAGATTTGGGCAGCAGGGAGCTCGCACGGCAGGCAAACCTAAACGAGGAGAGTCTGCTAGAATGAGGGCAAAAAGAAAATCTTTCAAAGCTAGGCATCGTAAAAACATTGTCAGAGGAAAGATGTCTGCTGCATATTGGGCAAACAAAGTAAAATGGTAAGGAGTTAAAAATGCCAAAAGGGAAGGGCACATATGGGTCTAAAAGAGGTAGACCACCTAAGAAGAAAAAGAAAATGAATAAGTTCTTTAAGAAAAAGAAAAAGTAATGCCAAGATTCGGTAGAAGATCAAAAAGCAGATTAAAGGGTGTTAACCCTAAGCTAGTTAATGTTTTAAATGAAGCAATAAAGATATACGACTTTACAATCATAGAAGGGCTTAGGACGAAAAGAAGGCAGAAAGAGCTCTATGATCAGGGCAAAACAAAGGTAATGCACTCAAGACATATGGATGGGCTTGCCGTTGATATAGCTCCATATCCTGTGAATTTTGAAGACATAAAAAGATTCTTCTATCTAGCAGGCATTATTAAAGTGATTGGTATGAGACTAGGTGCGGATATTCGTTGGGGTGGAGATTGGAATAAGGACCAGATATTCACTAGTAGAGGACTCGCAAATAAAACAGGCACAGATAGTTCTCAAAATTTTAATGACTATGTTCACTTTGAGATAAAGCCATGACAGAAGCAGAGAAGATTGAGAACGTAATTAATGCTTTAGAAAAGCTTAAAAAGCTAGAGCCTGAGATAAAGTCTAACATATTTAGTGAGATTACCCCATACGATTGTATCGTAATCACAACAATACTTGAAATAATACATAAGACTGAAATACCTAATGTTACAATTATCACAGGTACTCAGTTAAATGATACAGATACTATAGGATTAGCATAATGGCAACAAGATTTGAAGCATTTTGCAATATAACAACAGACTTACAAGCAATTCTTGCTGACGTAGACAATTATGATCGTAAAAGATTGCTAAGACCAAATTGGCAGACAACAGGCACTACAAACCTTTATAAACTTAATGATAGTGGCTATATAAGTCAGCTATACATAAACTCAGCAGAAGCAACTGCGGTTACAGATACACCAAATGCAGATAATGAATATAAGTATGATTCTGCATCTGACTCTGTTGAGTTCTTTCTAGCAAGCTCTTCAACCTCTGCTTTAAATGGCACATCGTTTGAAGCATCTGAGGATTGGGCTACCTTAAAGCAAAAGGTAGTAAATGAGCAGGCAGATAGAATCAGGTCCTATATCAACAGACCTATATACAAAAGAAAGAAAGACACTAGTCAGGGAGCATCAGAAAGACAATACGACTTTGTATTAATACGAAGCAATGCTGCCTTAGCCGTTGCTGACCTTATACGATCAGTAGACCCTGAAAAAGCAATGGAGATAGAGTCAATGATCTTTGACCTTGAAGCAGGTCAGGGATTAATGGATAAACTTAAAAGAGGAGAATACACCCTTTGGAACGAAGCTTCATCTAGAAGCCTAAGTGGTATTATTACTGAAGTTAACGTAAATGCAAATACTACAGGTGTTATTGAGGATGTAAGAGAGTATGCACCACCTAGAATAGAGTGGGACGATATTAGAGTCGTAATAACTCAGGGTGGAACATTTAGTGCTAAAACAGAAAACAATACAATTAAGTACAAAGTTCTATCAATGGGTGTAAAGGGTATTGCTACAGAGGAATCTAATCCTGAGCTTATTGATGGTAACTATCAGGGGCTTGCCTATGGATTATCAATTCGTTTCTCTGAAGGAGTTTACACAACAGGAGACGAGTGGTCAGTTATTGTACAAGGTGGTAACGAAGATTTTGGGACCATTAAGTCAGGCCAAGTCTATAGATGATAACTTATGTAAATACCTTTAAAGTAAACATTCTTGACCCACTCGAAAGTTTACTTGCAAATGAGTTTGGTGGAGCTATTCATTATGATGAAGAGTTCAAGATCAGAGGTTCACAATGGTTTAATCTTAGCCCTATAGCAGATTCATTAGTAGAAGAGAGGGTAGATAGTCAGCTAAGGGATTATAACGTACAGATAAGATATTATAGACATTCTTCAGGACAAAAGGCGAAAAACACTCATGTATCACCTTCAATGGAGATTGGAGAAAGACTTAAAAGATTAATTAAAAACAATAGTCACTACACTAGTGGGGCTACATATTTCTGGCATGATGGCCGTGTAGACTCTATTAATTACAATTTAGTAGAAGATGATGTGTCGCCTGATTATGTAATAGTAGAAGCTAACTTTATTGCAACAGTAGAAGAGGTTATGTCTTGAAAATAAAAGCAATTAAAAATATACCAATATTTAATTCGTACATGGGGTTTGATCCCGAAGTACAAAGAGAGCTTAATGCAGGAAAGTCAGTTAGTGTTAAAAGCATTCCTGAGCAAGCAAAAGATTATGTTAAAGAAGTAAAATCAAAAGGGGATAAATAGTCATGGCAATTGACTCAGCAGCATATAGTCCAAAAGAGTTTAGGCTCGCAATTAAA